TCTTGTGTTATTGACAAATTCTACTCTATAACCCTGAACATATCCTACACCTCTAGAACTTAAAAGGTTAACATAATTTTGATAATTTATATCAGTTGTTTGTTTAGGACTAGTAGAAAGTAAAAATGGCGATATAATATAGTTACCATTAGTTTCGTATGTTCTTTGTGCTAATTCTTTACCAAGCGCTGCATATTGAGCTGTGTTTCTGATAGTAATAGGAACACCGTCGCTAAAATCAACTAGAGAAAAGAAAGAAGTATTGCTAGCAACTTGAGTAGTTACTGCAGTATATAATGTTGGAACAAGCTGTAAACGATGAGCGCCCGGAGCAGCATAATTTGGCGCTCCGGCAGCATTATCTAATAACGAAGTATCTGCTTCTGGTGTGATGATATTTTCAATAGAGTTAAATCCAACAGATATATCTGTTGGAGTATTTGAATATTTGGAAACAATTAATGTTTGAGGTTTAACATTAACGAAAAACCCTTTTTGAAAAATAGTACCAGAAGTAGTATTAAAAGCGTATCCCTTACCAGTCGCATTTGCAACTGCTGCAACTTGCACATTACCAATAATAGAGGTAGTATTAGCTACATCAGAATTACCTGATATAGTAATTGTTTCGCCACTAACAAAAATATTTTGAGGAGCGCTATTAGGATATGCACCAACGTTTAAATATTTAATATAAATCGTGTTAAGATCTGGATCTTGTGAAGAATAACCTATGACAGTATTAATGACTAATGCTTTTAGACCATTAGCATTATATGCATATTTGTCTTGAAAATCAGAAATAGTAAAAGCATAACTGTTTGAATAAGTATCACTAAGTTTTACATAATCATAATCAGGATCAAAAGTAAAAGAACAACCTTCAATTACAGAGCCTTCTGTGAAAACATGACGGCCAAATTTATCAATTTGGTCCTGTAAAATAGTTTGCATCTGATTAAGTTCACGAGTTTGTACAGCTGTACCAGGTCTATACAGTACTCTATAAAAATTCTTATCAGAACTGTAATCGTCATAATAAGGACTACGAGATAAGTCTGTTGTTAATGCCATATTTTCCTCTAAAACTTAATAATCAAATTAATTTTTTCTTTAGACGTAGTAGTTCTCGTAACTGGTGCAATATTTTCTAAATAAATTACAGTACCAGTATCTCTTACTAATTCAGGATAAATTATAGTTGTTGCCAATTCACTTTTACCAACTGCACCGCTTTGATCGCCTACAATAGTATTAGCGCTAGTTTGGAACTTGTTACTGCCATTTACATTATTCAATACAAGAACAGGATAAACACGATTAATATCAGCACCAATATTAATATTATTTATGATTCGATGAGCATTGGTAAAAATGCCATTTTTTGATGTTAATCTTAGATAAGTAGTGTTCGCGAATGTTACGATAGCTGTGGCGCCAGAAGTCCCATCAGTTATTTGATTACCAATATTAAATATACCATTAGCATTAGTATAAGAAATATCAATATCTTTATCTGTACTAATTGTAACGCCAGAAGCTAGTGATACAGTTTGTGTAACTGTTTCACCAACTATATATGATCCAGTGTTCGATGTTAAAGTAACACGGGCTACCTGAGAAAATTTTTGTCCAAAACTAGATGATGATTCAACAGTATTGTTTACAGTATAGATAGCAGTAACATTAGCATATGCATTTATTACAGCATCATATACAGTATCATTTGCATCAAACCGACCAGAAACGTTTGTCATTTTTAATACAGTACTATTTGCTTGAATTACTTGAGCGTATGCGTTAGATGATATTTCTGAAACGATTTCAACATTCGAAACAGCAAAGAGAATAATATTTGCTACATATACATTAGCAGTAGTATTTGAAGTAAGACCTTTGATATTATCACCAGAGCTATTCTGAACAAAATTTCCTTTGATATTTTTTAATTGCATAGCAGTACTATTCGCAGTTACTATAATACCTGCAGCAGAAGAGTTTGCTTGCACAACGTATTCACCAGTAACAAACCCAGATCCGGATCTATTTTTAAAAGATAGATTGATGCGTTCATAGTTAGCGATACGAGCAGAGGCATCAGCAAACAATGGATTCTCAATAATACCAATTGTACGGTAGCTACCATATACTGGGAATTTATAACCTTCATTTTCACCAGTATCGATAGTCATAGAAATACCGGCGTATCTAGCACCAAGCTCTTTGTATACATTAGAACCATGACCAGATAATGGAGAAATAATAGCAGTAGTTTTAGCCCCATTACCAAACAAATTATTTGATGAAAAAGTAATATTTGCATAGGTATAATTATTGCCTGGATTTAATACAACAACAGAACTAATTTCGTTTGCTGACATAAAGGTAGTATTAACGACAGAGTATGCAAGAGCGCCGGTTCCGTCGCCAGTAATATTGACTGCAGGAGAAATAATATATTCAGTTAATTCATTTGGAATTTTATAGGCAGAAATAACATTCGCAGTTCCAACAGTAGATAAGTCTGGTAAAGTTTTGATGAATATTTGCTGACCAGAAAGGAACTCACCTTGAGGCGAAGACAATGTTATGTTTGGAAATGCAGATGTCAAAATTATATTAGATTTTTGAAGACTTGAAACGCCACGAATAAAATTATTAGTGCTAGTCGTAAAAGTACCTTGAATATTACTCAAAATAACAGAAGTTGAATTACAAAAAGAGACAATACCATTGGCGCCTTGAACAATATTATCAGAGCCAACCATATCAACTCGTTCGCCGATAGTATACAGTAAGCTTGTTATTGATGAGTTATTGTAATTCAAAGTAACGCTGTTTAGATTTACATCAGAAATAATACCATTAGCTTGTGTAGAAGTAATAGAAGTTGGCATCGCTGCATACGTTACCTTGTACACACTATTTGCAATAACATTACTGGATAATTGATAATTGACAGTAACTACACTACTATTAACAGCTGTTATATAACGAATGTTAGTATTTGCATTTCCACCAATTCTAATATAATCACCAACAGAAAAATTAGCAAATGGAGTTCCACTATTTGCAGTTATATTATATGTTAGAATAGATGGAGTTGCTATAGCCTGTTGACCAGTAAAGGAGTGACCAGATTCTGTCTTTCCTTTAGTCAAAGTAACAGGAGTAGTAGTAGTACTATTCGCCCCTACTTTAAATCCAGTACTATTGGCAGCAAGAACATAATAATAACTACCATCAGTTAAATTAGTTAGTGCAGTATTACCTGTGGCTACAGTATAAATTACATAATCACCATTAGCGAAATACTGACCATACCCAGATAAATTGATAAAATTGTTGATAGTATCAATACTACTATTTGAATTGAAGAACGCAGGTGATGGTGGAGATATAGTTACTTTTGGTGGTAGAGTATAATTTAAACCACCATTTGTAATAGTAACAGCGCTGATTTTTCCTGTAGAGTTAGCAGTTGAATTGGCAGCTGCACCTGTACCGGTAGTATCATTAACAGAATTAGCAATAGTAACAACAGCATTACTAAAGTAACCAGATCCAGGAGATGTTATTGTTAGTGTTTTCAATACGTTCGTTTTAATATCAGCCGTACCAGTTTGAAGCGTACCACTTTGGGCGGCGTTGTAGAAAGGCAAGTTCTGAACGAAATCAGCTGTACTTGATTTAACTACTCTTAGCTGAGTAACGTTAGCGTTTAGAATATCACCAGCAGCAACAGTATCAGATTGAACTATCTGATCGCCAATATTGAAAATTCCTTTTTGGTAAAGGAAAGAAACATAATCTATTCTTTGAGATGCAAGCGTACCAACATTAAATGAACCTGTATATCCAGTAACATTTAACACAGAAGAAGTATCAAACGGCTGCGATACAGTAACGAGTCTATTCAAACCACTGTAGTCGATAATGTTTCTTATTTGACCGCTACCGAAACCAGTTTTTAAATAAATTGCTGAATTGATATATCTACCATTGATCGGCGTCGCTGTATTAGCGATCTTTACTACATAGTTATTTTGAAAATTTTGGAGATACCCTCTATCAAAAGCTTGGTAATTATTACCAGTATTTGATACTTTAATAAAATCAATAGAACCACGTATAGCATTATTAGTAACATCATTATTTGGCGTTACCGGAATATATGTAGAAGAAGTAAATTTAGTATTTGCATTAGATTCAATCGTATACATATATTTCCAAACATAACCATCAGAAGTAGAGAACACTCCTGAAGTAGTAGCTACTGAAGGCTTTACAATTGAAGTAGCACCTTTATTATTATCAATGCATTTATATACTTCGTATGCATCAGTAATAACAAAAAATTGTTTGTTATATAAATTAGCATCTAGTTGACTATAAGAAGAGTAAACTGTTCCAGAAGTCCAGTTATATCTTGGGATCATATAGGTTACATCAGAAGAAGTAATTAGCTTACCGAAAACAATATCCCTATAGATATTTTGTTCATAAGAATATACGGAAGTATTAGCTACTTGCACGGCAGTATCGTCTGGCTGACCAGTAGTTCCAGTCCAAGCATCAGTTTTACCATAAAAAAGATAATATGAATTCTTAGAGTTCTTTACGTTATTCACGAAAGAACTGATGGTATCTATATACTGATTTATTGTTAAAACTGCCATTCTTTAGCCCGATTTATTTTATCTATTTATGATTGTGCAATAGAAAACGATTGGGGTACAGTATAATTATCGATCAAATAACTATTCAATGCATACTTCCCAAACATCTTCATTCCACTTGGATGAATTAAATCTTTAACGTATTTCTCATATGTACTCATCATTCGCGAAGCAACAATTTCATATGAAAAATTTTGATAGTAATTACTGTCTTGAATATTTATAGTATCCGAAACAAAGCTTTTATTATCTTTCCAGTAACCAAGACTCTTACCATTTCCATTAATAACAGAAACACCACTAACGACAGTTGGATTAGTAGTACTACTC